ACCTTGCGCCATGCCCACGAGGATGCAACCTTCCGTGTCAGCGGCGGAATTGCCCCAATGGATGAGGATGTTCGAGCGATTACGAATGCACACATGCGGGATGGAGCCTGCATACTTTAGCACCCACGCATCGGTGCTTCGCTCGAATTTAGGCGACGGCAGCATCTCGACGGGATAGGTGCCGGGCTGAATGGCCGAACCGGGCAGGCCATCCTTGACAGGGAGTTCCAGCGTGTAGAACTGCTGCTGGCCATCGACAAGCAACTCCCCTTCGGTTGCCGCGCTGTCCAGCTTAGTCCTGATGAGCGTCAGATTCATATTCCTCCATCCTGCATCCATAGCCCAGCGTAATCGTAGCCGCAATCGTCTTGCTGTCCAGCGGGATGATGTGCTCTTGGGGATGCTCTAAATCGAATCTCATGCCGTCGCAGGCCAGCGTAGCCAGTATTTCTCCGTTCGGCCCGACTATCTGGTAGGTGGTCATGGAGTTAGGCCAGAGCGGAACCGCCATTGATGAGTCCCGCTCCGGCGTTTCGCGTCGCTTTCTGGCGCTCTCCTCTCAGGCTGGCTTACTTCAGCGGTATCCAGCCAAGAACTTTGGCGGCGAGAGGAACCGTTCGTGCCATAACCTTTCGTCTCGGTCGGCCCCTCTGTATCGTTAGCGTTGACCAGACGCACCGCCAAACTCGCTACTTCACAACCCGTCTTGCCGCCCAAATGAACGGCTTTACTGCCACATGCGCGGTCTTCTTGCCAGCCTTGACGCTCGCGTGGGCTGCCGTGACCGTGCCGGAGCCTATCTTGGTGGCTAGAGTGCGTCCACCCATTGAGAGCGTGGCCCCGAGCGTGACCAAGATAACGATGTCCCTGGTTTTCATACCTTTGAACTGTCAGGGACTTCTGACGGCAATGCCTTCAGTACATCGTCTAGATGAAGGCATTCCTTGAGATTTGGCATAGGGTCGCTCGGCTTTATCGGCGCGAGCTTCCCGTTACAAGTGTCGTTGCCTGCGATTGCGTCATAGAGAATGCCAATGACCGGTGCACCCCAGCTAGGAATGAGAATAACCTTATCGCCGTTCTTTGCTTCACGCCCATTCTTGTAATGCATTTTCCATCTCCTTTACAAATCGTGCTTGTTGCCGCTCAGGATAGCGAACCCGCGAGCGAGCCGCATTCCGTATGGCATGGTACTCAATTCCGAAACAGAGCGCAGGCTCTTTATTGGCAATGGGCCGCTAAATCCCATGTGAGGATGCGTGCAAACACATTCTGGCATGTCTAAGCATCGTGGGCAGCGGTATACCTCATCCTCGAAGAATCCATCGGCTTGGTCGTTGACACTCACTTTGGCAGGCTCGCTAGACGGGCCTTGAAGACATCCTCCAAACTCTTTGCTTTCGGAAGTGATGTGCGCATTCTGACCACGGTAATGGTGCGGCGGGAAGCCGTGACCGCAGGCGGAGACGTTTCAATAATCGGAATCAGCCCGGCAAGGTCGATAGCGTCGGCCACGATACCGTTGATGAAAGCCAGCGTGTTGGGGTTCTTAACTTGGAGGATGCTGGTCAAGTCATTGGCTTGCGTCTTGAGTTGCGCCAGCAAGGCGTTGATGTGCGCCAGCTTCGATGGGTCTGCCGTGGTCTGCCAGGCGGTTACGTCGTTGCCGATGTCCGTGAGGATGGTTTGCGCGTCGGTTGAGAACTTCTGGATGTTGGCGGCATCGGCGGGCGTGAGCGTGCCGTTGTTGGAGTAAGTGTAGAATTGCGTGGCAATCTGCGCGGCCAGCGGCAAAAGAGCCTCTACCAGCTTGAACCATTGCTGCGCCGTGCAGCCTGCCAGGAACAGTGCAAATACCGCAAAAATGGCCCATGCTTTCCGTTTCATTCGTTCCTCCTGTGTGAGTTTTACTCTACTGCATCGCTTGTGTCACTACTTCATTTTCAACTACCACCAGCTTGCCCGCCCAGCCGTTTGGCGCTTCCTCGTTTGCGAACTTCTCGGCTTGCTCGCGTGTCGGCCAGACATGTTGCGGGAATGGGGACACTTCCGAATCCGTCAGGATCACTACTCGGTACTGTTTTTTCTGGTTGTTCATCATCCCTCCTCGCTCACTCGTTACCTGCTAGGCCGCTCGCGCTGGCCTGAATCAACTGCGCTTTCAAATCAGAATCTTTTTGCGTTCTCGCAAGCTCGTCAGCCAGGAACTTACAAGGATTCGGTTGGTGCAAGGCGTCAGCACTTTCGCTGATGCCAAGCGCGTGATTCTGCTTCCTGAGCGCGTACTGAATGCGCGTCAGTTGCTTCTCTCCTGATCCACGATTCAACCTCCATCCACATCGACAGCTATAACCAAACTTAGCCATTTTCGCTCCTCTCTGGCCCGCGCTCAGGACTGCTTGGGCGGGCGCTGGTGTTTCCACCAGTGCGGGACGTCTCCCCACCAGCGTTCTTCTGTACGCTCACCGTCAATATAGCCAATCGAGTAGTGTTTTCCGCAACGGCACGTAAGACCGCCGAGGTCGTCGTTGTAGTTCGCCCACTTCTGCGTCAAAGCGTGCCTTGTAAGCCATCGGCATAACCATTCAGGCCAGTCGCTCATCCGGCTTTCGCCTCCTTGTCTGGCTGGCGCTCAGGCGGAACATAGCCCTTGCAATTCGGGCAAAGCGTCAGCGCTCCTGCGGGCTTGTCGCTCTGCAAATGCCCGATTCCCAAGCGGCAATTCTCCTCCTCTTGTTGCTTGCTCGTCAGCGGATTATCGTCATAACAACTCACTTCCCCGCCTCCTTGTCTGGCTGACGGTCTACAGGAAAATCATCTGCGGAACGAATCCACTCCCCTAGTGATACTGAAACATTGCCCATTGCAGGGTTGGCTGGGTCCACGCATGTCTGAACACGGCAATCGGGAAACATTTTGTCTATCGCTTCGCACATCAGTTGCAGTTTACTCACTTCCCCACCTCCTTGTCTGTAGGCTGGGCTGCGGCGGAGAGGGCGGCTTGTCTAATTGCCATTCCAAATGCCTTCTGCATTAGTTCAACACGGCGCTCGAACCCATAGCCTTCTTCGTTGGAAAGGTTATCGTCAAGCCAGAGGGCTATTTCAGCCAAACCGCGCACCCCTCGCTCCGTAGCGGGTGGGGCGGCCAGTACCTCAGTTAAGCCTTTAATACAACGGTCCAAGGCCCAACGAATGGAGACGTTTCTCTCTAAGTCTAATTGCCTGCTCCATTCCTTCCGTAACACTTCTATCTGTTCTCGTAGTGGCGTGGACGCTGCGGCGGCTGTCGCGCGTGCGGGTATCGTTCGAGGATATTTGCAGTTCACGCACAATGCATCGCTGGCATAGTTCATGTTGCAGCACGATGGGCACATCCAACGTTGCGCCGCTGGCTCCCCGGCACTGGACGCAGCCACGGAACGTTGAAGTATTTTTACGGCCTTGCATTCAAGCGAGCTTAGGACGCTGTGCCAGTTCGGTGCAGACTGATAGGCTTCGGCAACGTCCTGCTCGGTGAGCAACTCAAACGAAACAGTCGGGGACGCGGCTGGCGCTGCGAGGGCTGCTTGCCAACCTAACCACGCGCATTCAACGGGATAATAGAGATATTCATATTTACTATTGTCCTTGTCCAGAGCCAGCCAATTCATCGATTTAGGCTCTTTCTCTTTCCAATGTACAGTCGCCCACTTCTCGAATGCCTGTCTCATTTTACTTTCCACGTTCCCTCCCTTTCCGCTTGGCTGGGCGCAGACGCTCGATAACTTCGGCTGGCATCAAAGACACACAATTACCATCGGTCAGCATGAAGTATCGCTCCCCGCTTATCCACAGCATCGCATCAATACGACCGTAGTGCGGAACTCTATCGCCTAACCTGGGCCGCTTCCCTTTCCTCGCCTTGCGCTTCACGGGTGCCTCCTCTTGGGACAGATACCCGCATGTATGAAGCAGCGGGAATAGCTGACATAAGGCTTCTTACAGTGGGGGCACTTGAACTTAGGCTTGCGCTTCACGGCTTCGGCTCCTTTTCGCGGGCCAGCGCCGCGGCATTAATAAGCGCGTCCCATTCCTTGATTGAGTTCATATTTCCGCAGCGGCCAAAGAAGTTTTGGCGCATCCTTTGTCCGGCCCAGACTATCTTGCGCACTTCAATGTCAAGGGCTGCTCGCAAGGTCTCGTTCTTATCTCGTTCGTCCACTCGCCTCCACATCTCTTCGATAAATCGTTCGGCGGTCGGTGTTCCCATCTCTCACTCCTCCTTGCCAAGGGCGCCAGAACGCGGCTAGGCGCTCACTCGATTGCTCCATCTAGTGACCCTGCCATGAGCAGCACAATGACACCTGCGACAGATGAACAGTGTTGACTCTAGCGAATCGTCCCCGCCTTGCGCTCTGGTTGGGCTATGATGCAACTCGCCCGTTTCTTCCGTGATGTTCCGCCCGCAGCGGTGGCCCTTGAAACCGTTCACTGGCGATTCGCAGAAGCCCTTGCTGCGCAGAAAGACGCTGTGCCTCAGTGCCGCCATGTCGAGGCCAAACAAGAATTGAAGTATTTCTCCGCTTTTAGACCTTTTTTTATATGAAAGTGGGTCTAAAAATCCCGCTGCCGCAGTCGCTTCAACATCTATAACCATAGGCTTCCTTCGCTTCATGCTCGTTTCCTTCTATGGAACTCCGCATCGCAGAGGCGCTTCATTTTGCCAGCCATTCTTGAAGGAAAGCCTTTGCCTTGCCCCGCTTCACGTCATCCGTGCTGAAACGGAGTACCCGTATCCCCGCCATAGTGCCGTGATTAGCCTTCTCGTTGTCGCTGCCCCATCCTGCCCCATGCCGCCCCTTGAAGTAGCCGTCCACCTCAATGACGATGCGGTAGTCCGGCAAGAGGAAGTCCCATTTCCAGCGCCGCCCGTCCGTGACAGGCACCTGCTCGGCAAAGGCAAGCCCAAGCTCACGCAGATGTGTAGCCATGAGCACCTGCCCGACGTTGACCTTCGGCTTCTTGCATACCCGGCAGGACTTCATCGGCTTGCCTGCTTTTGTGCAATTTAGCGTGCAGTCCATAGTTTCAAATCCGCCAACCCACCCCAAGTCACAAACCGGAAGTTATCGCCCTTATAGCTAACGGCAGTCTGCTCACGTTGCTTTGCCCGCCAGATGTTGCACTCGCGGCAGGATTGGTTGTGGCGTCCGTTATGCATTGGCTCCCCTCTCTTGAATGCTGCCCCCGCCTATTGCTTGGCTTCCCGCTTTGCCTTCTGCCATGCCCTTTGCCTTCGCAATGAACAGGCCCGACATTCTCGCGTGCCATTACTGCGCAGGTACAAGTTACTGCCACGCATCCTGTGGCCCTTAGAACATCTTGGTGATTTCAATGCGCCCATGTCCATCCTTTTACGCTTTATTCGTATATCTTGTCAATAGGCAATTTTTGTCACCCGCCCAACAAATCCTGCCCCGCCCCCACTCACTTTGGCCCTAAGTGCTGAACTCCGGCCCGCATCCGTTGCATCTCTGCCCGCCAGTTGTCTTCTGCCTTTTTCTGCGCGGTCTCTATAGCCTTGATTCTCCTGTTTACTGCGCGCCTTTCCTTTTGAAGCAATCTCAAGACGGCCATGTAAGTTCTTTCCTTCTCAATTGCCCGTTGCTGCTTTCGCGTGACCCACATTCGCTTCATCGTCGCCGCTCCTCTCTGCTCCCCGAGTTAACTACTATGCAACTGATATAGCTAGCGCCCCTCCTGCTGGGTTGGCTCATCAAGAATCGATTGGAGTCTTTCGGCCGCTAGTCGGAACCACTTTCTTAGCTTTTCCTGACTGTCCCGCGACAGGCTGTTCCATTCCTCTTCGGGCAAAAGGCGTCCCTCGAAAAGATAGGCATCGGTCGCAGTAAGGCGGGTAGCCTCGTTCATTGAGGTTTCCGCATTGACCGCAGTACCACATAGAGCCTCCTGTGCTTTCATCTTCGCCCACCTCTCTCTGTAAAGTTCCTGCATCTCTGGCCTAGCGTCTGGGTATTTCGGCACTTCGCTCATCGGTCTGCTGGCCCCTGATTCCAGATAGCGGAAATTTTTTGCTGAGTACTCGGCAATAGCCTGTCCCACTTATATGCCGCTTCTAATGACGCCAAGCGGTGGGACGCCCATATTTGTTTCAGGAGTTCCTCTCTCTGCTTGAAGTCCAATGCCATCCATCGCTGTTTATTCGTCATCGTCTTCGCTCCCATCATCAATCGGGTAATGCACCTGGCAGTTCTCCTCGCCGTCGATGTCGCAAGTGCAGTTCTCGAAGTCTTCGTCATCCTCTGCCTTGCAATGTGGGCATGGCTCGTCGTCAGGGAACGTCTTTTCGTGAATCGCGCACCAAGCCATTACGCCACGTTCTCCTCGTAAACCTTCTGGCCGCTCGACGGAGAGATGAGGTACTTGCCTTGCTCGTCTTCCTGCCAGCGCCTTTCCTGCCAGTCCACGACTCTCTGTTTGATGGCTTTTATCTTTTCTTTGTACTCAGGAGAATCAATGGTTGCTTGTTCTAAAGATTCTTGTTCTAGATTCTTATTCGTGTAAACACGGGTTGACTCTTTCTGAGCCGTTTCTTTACCCTTATCCCCATTTTCCTTACCCTTGTTTACCCTTGCCATGAAGACCGACAGAAAATACCTGTTCGTATCTCTTGCTCCATGACCACCGCGCTCAACGGTAATCTCTTTGAGTTCAACGAGAGTTTCGATGGATTGCAGCACTTTTGGACGCGAGAGTTTAGAGTACCGCTCGATAGCCTCTAACCCCGGCCAAGCATAGCCATCCTCATTGCAATGTGCGGCGATTGCGATGAAGACAAGTCTCGCGCTCCGTTCAGAAGCAGACTCGGTTAAAACCCAACGTACAGCATCAACTGAAATAAACATTTGTTTAGTCAATTCCCCTCAGGCGTGAACATAAAGCCCGCTGAATGGTGCGCCCATGTCTGTCCTAGAGGGTCAGGTGGGAAGGCGCACCGCTCAGCGAAACTTTTCCCACTTTGACGCTATAAAACATCGGAACTCCTGTCAAGCCCTATTTGCGCAAGACTGACACCAAAATTTAGTTGGTTTCCCGCCTCGCCACCAAAATCTCATCGCTATCTTTAGGCTTGTCTCTGCTCCGCAATCCCCCTGACAACAAACCCTTGAGTCTCTTGTGATGGATGGACCCGGTGCGACCGCCGATTCTTTTATGGACGCGGAATCCATCATTGCCGCGAAGTCGGAGTTTTTCACGGCGACGGCACTTGCGCGTGTGTCTTTTTCTTGCTTTTGACATGGGTCAAACTCATTCGCCAAAGCTGTCAGCATCCTGGCCCTATGCGAGTGTCCTCCAGATTTGTATTGAGCAGCGACTCGCCGCAACTTATCGCCAACCTTACTCCGCAAAATATATTTCGTCATCGTGTTAGCCATCAGCCTTTGCATCGTCTCGGCAAAATCGGCTCACCGCTTCTTTTTCGCCCGGCGAGGGGGCTTGGACCTGAAACCCTTCTTGGGGGCAGCAAGCATAGCTAACGCCAGTTTCCGATTAAACTCTTTAGTTTGTTCGGCATAGGATTTTTCGATATCGCAAATTAGCACGGTGACGTCGCCCAGGGCTTTCAGCAAGTCAGCAAAGCCCAGCGCCACGCCATCTGACACGCCTTTCAATGCGGCATTCAGTTTGGTATCGATGTCCTGATAGCGGCCAGTAACGTGCTCGTCTAGCGTGTTGCGCATCTCATCAATTCTTTCTTGCTCGCCGTTGAATCGCTTGTGGATGTCAGCGGCCAAGTCGTCCAACCGCGCCAAGAGCCTGCCTTGCGACTCCGTAATGCCAGCAATCTGTTTCTGTAAGTCCAGCAGTTCCAATCCGTTACCGTAGCTATTGCTTGTGGCAACGTCTATTTTCTGCTCCAGCCGGGCCAAGCGGTCAAAGCTGGTTAGCTCGGGCGCTCGCTGGCCTAAATCTATCCCGTGCAGCATCGGCGAAGGCTGGCCAGTCTTGTTTGGTCCCTGTCCATAGTCCATTTTGCCTCTCCTTAGCGGTCCAGCAGCCACATCAGTATCTGCGGCAGCCAGAGCATAAACATCACCAGCCCAAAGCCCAATGCCGACCATGCGAGAAACTTCAAGCCGCCTAGCGCAATTCGTTGATTGTAGGTCACTTGTCCTCCGCCAATCTCCGAATTGAATCGTCCGGCAACTGCGCCAGCAGGCGAATCATAATGGCGTGCGCGATAGCCACGTGGTTCCCGCAAGCCTCGATATACCTGCTCCGTTGAGCGTGGAAGTCAGAATAAGTTTGTTCATCGCAATCGAACTGCACGCGCGTCCGCTTCTCCTTATTGGCCTTTCTGCGCTGGGCTTCCAGCCGAGGCAAAACAAGCTTACAGGCTTCCTCACCCCGGCCTTTCTCAATTAGGAACTTGGCGTGTTCGAGCGCGTCTCGAACGTTAGGCAATTTCAACCTCCTGCCGCTCGCACAGCGTTTTGAAGTCGTTCAGATAGTTCGGAGCGAATTGGTAATAGTACCCGCCTGTCTTGCCGGGCTTGCGCTTGGCATCCACGTCGGTCAGGAACTGCGCTAGAGCATTGTCAGCCAGAAACCCATTCACAGCCACGTCGCTATTGGGCAGAATCTTAATCCAGACAATGCGCCTGGTATCGGTTTGCTGTGATTCCGGGGCTTCCTCGGAGGCTTTCTGCTTGAGCTTGGCGATTTTCTCTTTGGCTACGTCTTGCGCGGCCTCAGAGCTTCCACGGCCCGAAGCGGCATTGCCATCGTCATCCTGGCTGGCACAGCCCGTAATAGCGGCATAGGAGTAGCGGCGTCCATAGGTAATGGAACTCCCGCAGGACTGCGCAGTGAAGCCATCCCGCCCAAGAGCAGGCAAAGTCAGGCGCCCGCGCATCCACTCTCCTGAGCCGTGACAGAGCAGGCTCTCAATCGTCATGGTCTTGGCGTCGGGCGACACATCGGGCCACTGCATGACCACCAGTTCATTCTTGGCAAGGGATTCCTGCGTGGCGTCGATATACTCGGCTAAGTCGGCATATTTACTGGCCTTGCCGCCGCGCATAAAGGCAGCATTATCAACCTGTTTGAGCACAGGCTTGAAGGTCAACTGTGCTTTCGCCAATGCCTTGACAAGCTCACCAATCGTCGGGCTGTGAGTCACTTCAAAGACTTGCTCGAATCGCATTTCGGGCGGTGCTTTTACTTCATTGTCCGGCATTTTTCCTCTTTTCCTCGGCTGCCAGCAGCAACAACCGTTCGGTAATCAAGTCCCACTCGCGGTCAGTCAATCGCTCAGGCCGGAACACCCGCAAGCATACTTCAGTCAGGATGTCGGCAAAGGCTTCGCCTAGCTCACTCGGCTTCATCATCGCCTCCCACGGCTTGCGCCTCGCGGTCGCACTCAAACTGCTTGTTGGCCGGGGAGATGCCAGACTGAAACTCCGCAAAGGCATGGGCTTCGATGCGGTTCTGGGCATTGACCAGCCAACGCTCGAACTTCTGGCCTAGTTCCTCCTGATAGCGCCGTTCGTACCTCTGGCCATGCTCCAGCCCAAACAGCCTTTCCCATTCCCGCGCCGGGATGGCTGGATTTAGCTGGCGATTCGCGCGATAGCTCAGATAGCTCAGTTCTTCGATGGCGTCGAGAGCGGTCATGGCCTCACCACATAGCCGAGAGTATCTTTTTCGGTCGGCAAAGCTATTTTCAGCCCGTTGGCGTAAGCATCGCGCAATCCAAGCGCGAGCAAATCGGCAGAGTCTTTCGTCCAGCCTTTCTTTGCAGCAAAGAATACAATTAACGCAGCCCGCGCATCCCACGCAGCCCGCGCATCCCACGCATCCCACGCAGCCCGCGCATCCCACGCAGCCCACGCAGCCCGCGCATCCCACGCAGCCCGCGCATCCCACGCATCCCACGCATCCCACGCAGCCCGCGCATCCCGCGCAGCCCGCGCATCCCACGCAGCCCGCGCATCCCGCGCATCCCACGCATCCCGCGCATCCCGCGCAGCCCGCGCATCCCGCGCAGTTTTATATTGTTTGACTGTCCATTTAAGGCCACGATGCGCAAGAGCTTTTTCCAATGCTTCCACGACGGCTACTTCGTTATTTTCAGGTCTGCCAAGCGCGTACTTCCAAGCGATTTGCTCGCCAGCCATTTCCTTTTCAACGCCAGTGAATACTTTCGAGAAAGACTCAATGCTTTGCGCTATTTCAACCTCAGTGGCAAAGCGCACAATCTTTCCGCCAGAAGACCGCCACTTGTTGCCGCGCTGAATCAAATCCTCACTCGGCTCAATAATGGTGACGCAAGACGGCCTGCCATTCGGCCACATCCCGGCAATCTCAAATCCTTTTGCCAAGTCATCCGTGAAGTTCCAGCCATAAGAGCATTCGGTTTCGCTCAAATCGAGCTTGACTTTCGGCAACTCAAACGGCAGAGAGCCATCAAATACCGGATTTCCACCTTGCAACGGCGAGCAAAAATCGTGCGTAAACAGTTTCCAGTACGTCATGGCTTCACCCCCAATTCCTGCCACGCCTGGCGGCAGACGCGATAGCGGAGCATGTGGGCTGCAAAGGCAATCAGCTTCGCGTTTCCGCTGGCCAGTGCGCCGAGCAAGACCTGCATGGAGCTTGGTTCGTTTTTCATGGTGCGCCTCGTTTCGTTTTCTAGGCTGACTTGCGAACCTGTTCGAGGATCCTGCGGGCATACTCACGCTCGACAGCTTGTGTGCCCGTATAGTCCAAATCGTCGTAGCTGACGCCGAACAGCAAACGGGCCAGCTTCTCTAATTCCCGTTCCCGCCGGCGCTTGGCTTTCAGTTCGTTCGTCATGGCTTGTCCTCCAGTGAGCAAATATTCTCACAAGACAGGAATCATGTCAACACAATTGTTGGTACCAGAGCAAGATTGAGAGTACCATTACGTCACATTTCTGTTGCAATCGCTAAACAAGTCTGTTAGTAAGATAGCATGGGAAGCGAGCTATTGCGCAAAGAGATTCAGAAGCGAGGCGGAGTGAGTGCGGTCGCTGCGGCGTTGCAGGTGAGCACCGCAGCTGTGTATTACTGGCTGGCAGGCAAGCGCGAACCACCTGCTAACCTGTTGGATTACTTGGGCTTAGAGCGTAGAGTACGGCTGGTGCGGCGGCAAGCGGAGACGAAATGAGCACTCCCAGAAGCATCAGGACGTTAGTCACTGAGTGGCGGAGCAAGGCAGAGGACGTGGATGCGACTTACCTTGAGCGGCAGGGAATAGCCTATGCAGCCGAGCTAGAGCAACTTTGCGACGAATGGGAAGCGCAGATCCTGGCAGGCATCGAGCAGCGCAAGATCCAGCAAAGCCCCGGCCCACTCTACAGTTTAGGCACAAACCAAGCAGCAAACGACATTCTGGAGCACATCTTCGGCGCAAAAACTCCTTGACAGCCCCCGCCCAGCAAGCCTAAGCTAATCCCCGTGAGCGAGCCAATCAAGATTCATCCCTTCGATGCCTACCGGCTACTCAGCGAGCGCATGACACACATTGATATGGTCAAGTATTGTGCTGAACAGCCGCAACTGCCAAAGAATCAACTGATTATCGACGGCCAGCTCTACGAACAAAGCACTGATGTCCCCGCCAGCGAAGCCGCGCTAAAGCTAATCTCATGAGCACCGCAGCAAATACCCTCCCAAGCGATTCTCAGCCAGTTCCAGCCAAGAAACGCCGCAAGTCAATCAAACCCCCGAATGTCCAAGCAGCTATTCTCGCTAAGTATTCTATGGGCGAAAGTAAGACTAAGATTGCAAAGGATTTGCAAATTTCTCGCACAACCGTCTGGGAATTGCTCAAAGCGGACGAGACAGAACGTATCGTTTTGGAGGGCCGCTCTCGCGCAATCGGCTACATCCACAAATCGCTCGACGTAATCGAGAATCGACTTAACAAAAATGATGGAAGCGTGGCAATCAGCTTGTTGCGCGGAACGCAAGTGCTTAATAATCAGCCAGTTACAGTGAATCAGAACAATTACCAAGCGAACACGTGGATTACGATGAAGGCGCAGTTGGCCGGCGAGCGCGAACTTGAGCCAATTGTTGTCAATGCATCTACCGAGCCAGGCGATAATCCCACGCAAAAGTCAGAACTGTAAGCAAATAAACAACTTAGCTGTGTCTGTAACTTCCGCTAAGATGTATTATGTTACGTGACATACATTGTGACACACCCCACCAGGCTTAGGCTTATACGCGCTTGGCTTGCTAAATTGCGCATAATCAGCTAGTTGTGAGCATTTCTACGCGATGGGACCCAGAAGCTGACGGCGGCGGAGCCACCCCGGCCACCCTCGTGTGCATAGGCTCAGCCCCAAATTTCACTGGAACCCCAAAAAAGACTTGACACATATATACGACATGTGCCATAAACATGTGTGCGACGAATCTTCGAGCAACGGGCGCGGCTAGTGGTTTACGTGGAATCAGGGGATGCGGACAAGATGGAGCGGAAAGCGCGGTCGAACGGGCTGACGCTCGTGGAATGGATGCGGGAGACGCTGCTTGCAGAACTTGGTCCAAGTGAAGAACTGCCACGGAATGAGCCAGTACGAGTGGCGGGAGGGCGGGTTGATGTATCTGAGCGACCTGCCGACGTATGTGATAAACCTGCGGTTAGACGAGCCGGCGATGTCGCTAAGCCCAGAACTTGTCCGCATGGTTTTGCAGTTGGTTGGAGATGTACCCTCTGCGGAGGGAAAGTAACAAAGGAGAAGCTATGTTCGGACTAATGTTGATGCTGGTGTTGCTGCATGTGCCGTCAAGGATTCACGTCCAGCCGCCGCTGCCGCCCGTGATTTGCAATACAGCGACGGGATGCCAGCGGTGACGGATGTCTTTCTGCGGACGACGAGCCGGAACCTTGTTGACCCGCTGAGGCGTGCGTTCTATGACGCGACAATGGCGCGGTGGGCGATGGAGCCGGTGTCTGTCCGGGTGCTGAAGGACAAGGGCATACGGGAAGGGCGGCTCTTGGCCGAGCAGATGGCTTCGACCGACATCTACATCTACGCGGACGATGACGTTCTCCCGCATGGGAAGGGCTGGACTGGTTGGGGGTTGAGAGCGATGAAGCAGTGCCCGGGCTTTGCCATCTGTTCGAGCCTCAGCCTGATAGAAGGCGAGAACCGGGCCACGGGCGAAGGCATCATCTACGATGTGGGCTGGATAGGCGCTCCGATGTGGATTAGAAGGGGAGTCATCGGCGAAGACCTGCCGGATATGACGCTTGGCTCGGAATGCGGTGTTATTGATTTTTACGTCAAGGGCAAGGGCTTCCGCTGCGGGCTAATCAACGGTCTGCGGCATCTCAACATGGGCCACGGGTTCTCGACCGACCAGAACCAGCAGTGGGGCTTCTGATGGGGATGCATATTGCCGTAAAGTCCTGCGAGGCTCATTGGGACCGCGTGTATGCCCAAAGAGGAACATGGGCTTGGGACTACCATGAACTATATTTCCCCCTCACTGGCAAGATGCTCGGCGTCCCTGACGACTATGGCCACCTACCTCACAAGACGAAAGCCATCTGTAACTACTTCTTTGGGGACTACCTATTCCTATGTGATACGGACACCTACGTTCATGCCGAGAGGCTGATTAGCGGCCTTACAGAACCCCATGACTATGTAGGGCACGCACTAGAGATTAACGGCATCCCCTACGCCTCTGGCGGGGCAGGGTACTGGCTGTCTCGCAAGGCTATGGACATCATCGCCAGGGAAGCCGTCCCAGACCACTTCCCCTACGAGGATTACATGGTAGGCGCTACGCTCTACGAGCACCGCATCCCGCTCCACCACGACCCGCGCTATACCCTCGCGCTCGATAGCTGGCCCGAACCCGGCAACGACCTCATCACCAAGCACCTCTCGATGAACGGTCCCTACAAAGTCGAAATGATGTATAAGGCCCACAGGAGGGCACATGATTTACGGTGGAAAGAAAAGAGAGCAATGCGATGATTGTCAGCTTGGAAGGGGGGTGCGGAAACCAACTTTTTCAGGCTGCTTTTGGCCTGTCCGTCGCCAAAGCCAGAGGCGAGGAATGCTTCTTTACCCGCCACAAGCTCGAACACGACCCTAACGGCAGAGTCTATGAATTAGGCCACTTTGCCGCTGACATCAAGTTTGTCGAACGAGAAGAGGAGCCTATCTGCTGGGACTCCTGGTACCACAACCCCGGCGTCTATGACAAAAAGTGGCAGTCCTTCGCAGGCCACTGGCAAACCGAGAAGTATTTCGATGCGCCCCTTGTCAGGCAGGCCACTAAGCTCCGCCACCCCGTCTCCATCGTGTCTTCTTTGACCGCCATTGATATCTTCCTTCAGCCTAGCGCGTTCATCCATGTTCGGCGTACCGATACTCTGAAACCAGAAGAAATCGAGTACCACGGGCGCTGCTCCGATGGCTACTATGCCAGAGCTATAGACCATATTCGCGAGAAGGTTCCGGGCGTGCGATTCTTTGTGTTCTCGGATGACCCGTGGTGGTGCCGGGAGCATTTCTCCAAAGACTTTACTTTCGTGGACTATAACCTAGCCAGCGCCCACGAAGACCTCTGGCTGATGTCACTTTGCAATCACGCTATCATCGCCAATTCCACCTTTTCATGGATGGGGGCTTGGCTAGGCGACCAACAAAAGGACCGTATCGTGATAGCTCCTAGCAAGTGGTTTCGCATCGGCCTGAACTATTCCGACGTGGTTCCAGATAGGTGGCTTAAATTTGATAATTAGAGATTCAAGCTGGCTGAATCTGCGCCGCAAGGACATTACCAGCCAGAACGGCGAGGATGGCGTCCTCGAAGCTATCTTCGACCGCATCGGCGTAAGAACCTGGTGGTGCGTCGAAGTCGGTGCGCACGATGGCATGACCAACAGCAATACCTGGCAGTTCCGCATGAAGCATGGCTGGACCGGAGTCCTCATCGAGCAGGACAAGAACCTAATTCCCAAGCTCCAAGAGAACTCCGGCGACGATGACATCATCGTGCACGGCACGGTGGACGCAGTAAACTCCCTCGACCGCATCCTGCTCCAAACGCTGATTCCCAGGAACTTCGATTTGCTCAGCATCGACGTGGACGGCAATGACCAGGAACTCTGGCGCTCGCTCAAGCATTACAAACCCCGCGTGGTGGTTATCGAAGTGGATTCCAGCCAAGAACCGCACATGGACCACAAATCAGGAATCAAAAGCGCCGTGGCTCTGGCTAAAGCAAGAGGCTATGAACTTGCACTACACACGGGAAACGCCATCTTTGTCGAACAGCGGTATATTAAAGTTCTGAACATCAACCCTGAGAAATGGAGCGACTTGTTTGATTACAGTTGGGCGCAAAACCGAATTATGTGAACTGGCCGAAAAGCACGGTACGGACAAGTGGTTCTACTACACCGCTTTTTACCACGACTTGCTGAAGGACCGCCGCGAGAAGGTAAAGCGGGTGCTGGAACTAGGAATCGGCTCTCCGGCCACGATGCTTGATTCCCTTTCCCGTGCTGGCATCGCCGAATACAAGACCGGAGCGAGCCTATTTCTTTGGCGGGAATACTTCCCAAACGCTGAAATCATCGGTCTGGACATTGACCGCTCGACATTCGTCCATTCATGTGGGATTCGTTGCTTTTATTGCGACCAGCGCGACCCTATGAGCTATCCGCTGGCGGTTCTTGGCCAGTCTTTCGACTTCATCGTGGACGATGCCATGCACGAAAAAGAGCCACAACTGACAGCGGTAAAGACACTTATGCCGAATCTCGCGCCAGACGGGATTTACATTATCGAAGACGTAGGCTATCTCGGCCATGAAGCGCGGCGCGAATTCCTCGAAGAAATTCCTTATCCTTCGCAACTGGTGGAGTTCCACAATCCCCGGCTAGGTCCGCACATCGCCGCTTGCATCGTGGTCCGCCATGAGTAGGGATTTGATAATTGGGGCCGCGATGGGCTATACCGATGAACAACTCAAGCCATTCGTCAACTCCCTGAAACGCACAGGCTACGACGGAGACTTGGTGCTCATCCGCCAGAATCCCTACGCGGTGCATTCGATTCTCTCCCGCTTCGACCTCATCCCGCGCTATATCACCTATCACCGCTGGGTCATCGCCATCGACACGTCGGACGTGGTTTTCCAGTCAAACCCAATAGATTGGCTCAATCAAAATGCCGCAGGCCATGAACTTGTGGTGGTCAGCGAAGGCACTACATTCGAGCAAAGCGAAGGCAACAAACGAAATATGATGGAAGCGTTCCCTGGATATTGGGAACAGATGAGAACGAGAGAAGTATTCAATGCCGGAGTCATCGCGGGGAAAGCCAGAACTGTAAAAGACCTCTCGGAGCAAATCTACATGCTCTGCTTGCAGGACCATCGCGTGAACGGCGCTCCCGTCAAGAAACTCGAATGGTTCGAGATGATAAGCGACCAATCGGCGCTGAATATCCTGCTCGATACCATCCCTTGCGTGCTCCGCGCCAACGCCGCTTCCGGCTTCGTCCACAACTATTCCCACCCCGGCAACGGGGAGCACTGTGCTATCCTCCATCAGTATCTCTACACGCGCGGAGACGAAATCCGCGCAAAGTACGCCTGATTGGAGGCTTTATGGCCCTCATCGCCTGGATTGACTTCATGAATCAGAAGAACGCGGGAACGTGGAACGCCAAGACCATTGCGATTCCCGTGGCTTCAAACACCGGAATTGCCTGCCCCAACTGCGGCACGGAACTGCAATCCACTTTCTCTCCGCTCGAAGGGCAAGACCCGCCGCAATATACCTTCACCGGCGATTATGCATTTCACACAGAAAGGCGGTAAGATGAAACTCCGTGACAGGGCAGCAGTAAAAACTAATTGGGTGGTTTGTTTGCCGTCGAGGCCGGGGGAGCTGGAGCGGGTGGCTGTTGGGGCAATATGCCCATGCTTTGGAGTAGTGCAAACGTATTCTTCGCCGCGCCTCTCCAATGAAAGCGGCAGTTCTCGAAAGCCGTATTTGCCCATTCCGAATCTCCGCCGGAATAGAAAAGGTCGCAATTCTTCAAGCGGCAACGGATGAACACAACGTCATCTAGAACGAAGCTCTGATCGTTAAGAGTTTTGTCCTCGTATACTTTTATTTCGTTTCTCATGCGGATCTCCACATAAGGCGGATTTCCAAATTGGAAATTTTATCAAAATGGGAAAAAGTGTAACGGTGTAACGCTCAAAACGGGCTTATTTCTTTATAAGGGATTGCAGCGCTGCGGTAACTTGTTCCTGGGTCTTTACAGGCCGAAGCTGCCCAAAGACCTCCTCATACTTAGCTACGGATGCGAGAATAGCATCTCCTACACTCTTCGCAAACTCAGGGCTCATGACGACGGACAATTTAGGAGATACTAGCGACTCCGATTTGTCCACTGTCCCATGAGCATCAGGATTGATTATGATTGTCTTGGGACTCATCTCCGCGAGATAGAGCCTCAGATCACTAAAGGAAACCGTAACATTCGCAATATTACAGTAAATCGTTGGTACGCCTTCTGAACCGTAAGATACGTTTGGGGATTTTTCGTTTTCCATTGTTTGTTCTCCTATTGCCGTAGAGCGACCTGAGAGGATGCTGTTCCAGAATTGCCCAGGTAGGTCAACAGATCGGCAGGCTCAGGAGCAGAGATGTATCCTTGCGTGGATTTTTGGATTATCTGATCGAGCAAACCACGGTGCGTTATGGCACTGACATTGACTGTCAATAGATTTGCGTCTGCTGGGACCGTGATAGTATGTGCAGGAAATACAGGCAAAGGCGAAAGAACGCCGGATTCTTTTTCTTCATCATAGCTGGGGACTGCGAGAGATGCGCTGGAAAGCCCGTTGTCTACAAATGGCGTGCCACTAATCCAGTTAATGAGTTGGCTGAACGGGACAAATCTTACGATCAACGCAACATCGAATGCTGCTGCCAGCCTTTTTAGGGTGGTGATTGTAGCCCTGCCATATTCGGGAGATTCCAAACGGTGGATTGCATTCTGATTCATTCCCACCATCGCACCTAGTTCCGTTTGGCTTAGCTCTTTCTGCTCCCTCATCTCTCGAACCTGAAATGCGTATCCCTTGTCCACATGGGAGGATACAAAACGCTCTCGCGCCTCTTTGCTGCGACTTAGCCGCCTAATCAGGCTCGCTCTCGAATTTAAATTGGTGGGTTGTTGCTTCGCGTCGCCGAAGTTTTCCAAGATTATCCTTTGCGATCCCTTTCCCGTGAGTATCATTCTTCACCTTCTTGTCGGTTCCATGCAAAAACGTATATGATTGCTGGGTACCTTCCGGCCAAAAGCACCCGTATATTCGGTATGTGATACTTTCGGCCTTGAATCGAACCTCCGAAATACCTTCCTCAAGGGGACTGAACCGGGGACGTTTCCATTCAATGATTGAAGCGTGCTGTAAATACCCGAGTGTGTCACGAGCCTCATCTTGAGCTATGTCCGGCAGGCCATCAAACCAGTCTTGAACAAGGCGGTTTTTTAGAGCCGTCTCGAAGCCCAGAAATGTCCAATTCCAGACTTTGCGCTCTTTCATAAAATACCACAAAAAAGATGTACGTCAATAAAGATGTTGGCCGCAATATGGAGTGTATATCAATTTTGATGTACAATGCGATGATGGGGCCGTGGCAGAGCGGTCTAATGCGCCGGATTTATAATCCGGTGAAACGTGTTAGCGCACGTTCCGAAGGTCCGAATCCTTCCGGCCCCGCCAGTATGGTATCATGCACTTGGAATGAAAGTAGAAAAAGAGAAATTCGATTCTCTGTTAGGGAAGCTCCTCAAGGCAAAACCTGAGCCGCGCAAGAGCATAAAAGTCAGCAAAAAGAAGCCGCCCAAGGTAATAGTACCTTCCTCCGAATAGTATAAAAAAAGTATCGTCGCGGTGAACTTCGGCATCTCATTCAACGTCTATAAGAGTGTGAGGGAGGATCGTCAAAAGAACTTGACTTTTGCGGCAATGGTGTTCAGACTCTGGCCGCAAAATGAATCCCAGCGCAAGTCTATTAACCAATCCGTACTTTATAGCGATTATTTCCCCCACGGCGTTACTTTTTTTGGGAACCTTGGGAAAGGGAATAATCAAGGGCTTTAGCTGGGAAATATTCTACTTGGGTTTTGATGCCTCGCTCTCTGCGGTGTACGCAGGAATGGTGTACCTTTATGATGTAGCACGAACCCCGGTGCTTAGAAGTGAGAACAAGTTAGAGCTTGTAGCCGGGTTCCTAATTGGGTCATTTGTACTCTTTTTTGTGGTAGTGATGTGCCATCAGATATGGGAAAAAGACGAAAAAAGGGACAAAAAACTCGCGCAATTCCTTGTTCTTGGGGTACTTGCGAACTTCATCGGATTTGGCCTCCTTGTGGCATTCGTATTGCTCGTTAAGGGGGTGTAGCAGAGGTGTACTTATGGCGAAGCGTAAAGTTTTCCCTTGGTTTAGAGTTTTCACATTTCCGACATTGATCGCTGGCGTAGGGCTGACTATTGCAGCAGCGGGGGTGTCCTCTCCTACGCTTATGTTCACGGCCGCAGCCTTGAGTGCAGCTGGCCTTATCTCCATATTCGTAGGACGATATCTAATGAACGACCCGGACCCGCCTATTGTTCATCGGGTAGACGACGTAGTGACGCAAACTCCTAAGCCTGAACATGCTGCCATCGCTCACCGCTGACTAGTTGGTTGAAGCCGTCAGTCTCTTGTAGGGCAGGACTTCGCCGCGCGTGAGATTTTTGAGCGTCTCATCAAACATCGCAAGCTGTGCCTTGCGGCGATTAAACCGATAGGAAAACTCATTGCAGTAGCGGCCCAAGTGCTTTATCGAAACCTTGTGGAACGTGCCGTACACGCCGCGCTTGAGCAAAGAGAACGCGCTTTCAATGTGCTGTGTGTGCGTATCGCCCTGAGCGTAGGATTCTATGTGGTTAATCGTCTTGTGCTTCCCGCTGAAATTCTTGCTCAGGTATATCGCATATGTTGCAGCCGCGTCCGTGTAGATCGTCTCAACGTCGGGGCTGATATGCTTCGATAGCTCAGGGCCGATGGATTCCATCTTGGCATCTTTTACAGGGATTAGCCGCAGTTTGCCGCCACGCTCAACCATGCCCAAAACAACGTCTTTCGTCTCTTTCTGGACATAGGGCTTGCCCTTGCGGGGCTTGCGGCGAGTCATGTAGGTTTCGTCGGCCTCGACCGCACCAGAGAGCAACGTGCCTTCTTTCATGGCCTCGCGGATTCTGTGGCATAGATGCCAAGCGGTGCGGTAATTCACGCCCAAGTGACGCTCTACTTGCTTCGCGGAGATGCCCTTCTTAGCCTCACAGATGAGCGCAATGGCCATAAACCACTTGGTTAGGGGCAGGTGCGTATCGTTGAAGATCGTGCCGCTCGTGGCGCTGAATTGCTTCCCGCAGGCCAAGCACTGGTAGATGCGCGTCCGTTTGTTCTTGCCAGCCTCGCGCTGAATCTTAGAGATGCGACCTACCTCGCCGCAGTGGACACAGCCAATCTCGCCGTTGGGCCAGCGCATCTTCTCGATGTAGTCGAGGCAATCATCGTCAGTCTTGAATTTGCGCGTTACATCTATGAGCTTCATGGTTTAGGATTCCTCTTGCGCCATATCATTACGGTCAGCACGATTACGGCGATGATGGGAAACAAGAACGTCAATTCCATGAAGCAAGACTACATCAATAACGGTTCTGTGTCAAGTGCATAATCGCCATCGTGGATGAGCCTTATTTCACCACCACGATTGGGAACGCTTTTGTCATCAACAGCTCCAATGCCGTGCAGGTCTCAGGCGTGGTGTGGTACACCAATGGTTGAACTGAAACATCCCGTCACGCAGCGCGAAGTCCTGAGCTACATTCAGAATGTGGACAATCCCGTGCCGGAATGCCAGCACGCCAAAAGACCCTGCGTCCTGCTGCATGTCCCCATCAAGCCCTGGATGGTAAAGCTATTCCAGTATTTTGGGCTTGAAATCCTGACGTAACAGGTATTTAATCCGAGCGAGGAGCGTTCCATGAAATCTGCCCGCAATCTCATTCCCAAGAAACTAGGCCACGCAACCAGCTTCCACGACGGCTCGCGCGAGCACCACTCCGCTTTCAAGCATCCCGGCGTCTCGGAGCACAAAGGCGGTCCCGAATGGGCGCACGGCAAAGGCGACGACATGCACATGAGCGATAACGGCATGTCCTTCGGCACATCGAATCCCGATGAAGCCACGCACATGACCGGCATCCACGGACACAGCCAGCGCAATCCACGCCACGAGCACATCCACAGAATGCTGGTGCGCAAATGAACTTCGGCAATAAAATAGCCATGCCAAAGCTGCCCTCGATGGGCAAAGCTCCTGTCAGCATGAAGAACCAGCCGCGCATGAGAACGCTGAAACGGATGCTTACAAAACCGGCTGGCAGCGTTGGCAAAGCCCCGATGGGCATGTTTGGAGCCGGATAAATGGCGGTAATGCCATCAGAAATTTGTCTGCTCAACCAGACAACGGCGATTACCGCGAACGGCAACAGCCCCGTCTTCAACCTTCCCGCAACATACAATGGAGCTATTCTTTACCTGACGGCTGGCATTCCCACCGGCACTTCTCCCACGCTCGATGTTTATATCCAGCAAGGGTTCACAGCTTTGCTGGCGGGGGACCAATCCACCTTGCCGGTAATAAACACAGCCATTCCAACAATTTGGGACGATTATGCCCATTTCGCGCAACTGGCGTTCAATGCCGCCGCGCAATCCCAGGTTATGCGCATCAAAGTCGGCACAGGAACGAGCGCAGCAAACGGCCCCATGGCAAGCGTCACGGCAGCGCAGTCAGGCTCTCTAGCGGCTTCCACCGTTCAGGAAGGGCCGTTAGGAATGTTCTGGCGAGTGTTCTGGAAGGTTGGCGGGACAAGCCCTTCCTGGCCGAGCCTGACGATTATCGCGCAGATGGTTAACCCGCAGGGCTAGAGTGTTACGCCGGAAGAACTGACTGAGCGGGCGCAGGCAGCGGACGCGGCAAACATGCCGCCAGTGTGGTAGCTAGACACTGCTTACCTAAGCCGGAAGGCCCAGAAGCGCACGGCGGAACATACGCCCGCAAAGGATTCTATGCCGGGGATGGCCAATACGATGCACGAGTGGAAGACCGGTAAGCTGCATTCCGGCTCGAAGAAAGGCCCTATCGTCACTTCGCAGAAACAAGCCATTGCTATCGGACTCAGCGAAAACCGCAAAGCCAACGCGAAACGCGCACTGAAGAAAGGCTGATTTGCCCCTCCATGCCATTCCAGCCGTAGACCAGTGGCTCACCGACCGCCAGAGAGCCAGAACCGACCTCCTCTACCTCTGTAACGAAGTCCTGCAATACAAAGACATTGCCGCCGACCCGCACATGGACATGATTGACAATGTGCAGAAATTCCAAGGCGGCAAGGACTTTTGCGATGTAAAAACAGGCGTATGGCTAGGCTACAAACCAGCCATTGATATGTGGAAGATGCCGGGGCCGCGCCGGAGAATGTTCTGGTTCCACAGAGGCTCGCTGAAGACCACCACTATCACGGTGGCGCATTCGATTCAATGGCTCATCAACTACTACGACATCCGAATCCTGATAAGCACGGCAGTCAGCGACCAGGCCCAGAAGATGCTGTCTGAAATCTCCGGCCAGTTGAAATACAACGAATGGTTCCGCACGCTCTTTCCAGAAGTCTGTCCTTCGGCCAATCATGCCGCCGAATTTGGTAACCAGGAAGAGTTCACCATTCCTTGCCGGGAAAAGAAGTGGCTGAAAGAGCCTACCGTTTCTGTAACTTCCGTTGGCAAAGTCATTGCCGGATATCACTACGAAGTTATCAAGCACTCGGACATCGTGGACAAGGAAAACATCAAGACGGATGGCGGACGCAGGGCGGTAGCGGAGCATTTCAAGTATATGTCGCCGCTGATTGAGCGGAATCCCGTTCCGCCCCATTACGGCTGGCAGGACGTGGAAGGGACACCTTACGATTTTCTCGATGCCTACAATACCGAAATTGTGGAAAAGGAAGGGAAGCTGCCGCAACAGAAACGCACTTGGCAAATCACCATCAAAGGATGCTACCGCGATGCCGAACAGAAAATACCATTCTGGAAAAAGCGATGGCCCGTCGAAGCCCTCGAAGACGAACGGCACAACCTCGGTGACGTTCTCTTCGCAGCACAAATGCTTTGCAACCCCATCCCTGATAGCGGGGGTTTGGCCGCAAGCAAGGACATCGTATTCTTCCCCCGTAAGGCTCTTTCGGGAATCCCGCTGCGCTATCACTGCACCGTGGACCTGCATGGAATGGAGGATAACGCAGGGAACGACTCGACTGTTCTTAATGTAAGCGGCTTCGACAACGACGGCAGGATGTACCTTATCGACCTGAAAGTAGGGCATTTCGACCCATTCGAGACCATCGAGCACATCTTTCAGATTCACAAACGCTACAAGGACATCGACTTCAAGATTGAAAAGGACGCCCATGCCAGAGTGCTTTTGCCGTTTTTGAAGCGCGAGCGCACCAAGCGGAATCTCTTTCCCCGCATCATTCCGATTCAGCGCGATACCCGCACAAGCAAAAAGCAGCGAATCCGCGGCCTGCAATCTTGGTTCAAGTCGGGGAACATCCGTATCCTGGAGGATTTAGAGCCAGCGGCGCGATTGGAACTTATCCAGCAGATAACGCGCTTCACGCTGACAAGCCACTACCATGACGACATTCTCGACACGATGGCCGACCAGTGCCAGAACGGGGACGGCGGAGTAAGTTATGATTTGACGCCGCGCACCAAGCCAGAGTATGTTCCGTTCGAGACGGGCGTGGATATGTTCCTCGGCTTCGATGAATTCGATAAGCAAGCGAAATGGCTGATGGACCAGCCGGCGAAATGGGATGCGAGCCACCATAAAGGGACGGGCTTGTGAGCGAAGACAAAGTTCCGGCCATCACGCAAGAGGAAAAAGATAAGGTCTACACCCCTGACCAACGATGGTCCGACGATTACGCCTCGAAGATTGCGCTGGCCGACTTTCAGAAGATGGAGAACTACCGGAGCCAGAACCATGACTGGAGGTTCAGAAATGCAGACGAGTTATATTCCGCCTGGGTTGGTACTAAGTACTGGGAAGGGACTAGGGTTCCACGTTCGTCTCTTGGTATTTACGTTTGCTTCGAACAAATCGAATCCTTGCTCCCTAACATTGTCAAAGCCATTTTCGCAAGTTATCCCCCGTTCGATACCTCGCCGGAACCGAATACAAGCCTCGCCGAAAGCCAGCAAGTAGAAAATCTCCTGCTTCACCAACTGGAAAGAATCGGCAACGGACTCGGCAACAGCAAGATACGAGTCGGCGTGAAAGAGACTGTCCGCCGCACGCTCAAGAGCGCCTTTGTTTACGGCAACGGAATCACGGAGTTAGGTTGGGAAAGCTATGAGCGGGAACGGCTGCAATACCTGGTCCAGCGCACGCCGGTCATGGGCCGGTTCAGCCACCCGCAATTCGGCCTCATCAAGACTCCGGTAGGCTCGAAGCCTCGCACCACCATCAAGAAAATCACCGAACAAGTGAACATGCCGTTCGCCAAGAACATCCCAATTCAGGACTTCTACATCGACCAGAACTGCCAGTCTCCGCTTGTGCAGGATGCCCGTTGTGCCGCCGTCAGGGAACTGGTGCATGTCGATGAGATTCTAAAGTATGAAGGCAACAAAAGCTTCAAGCTCCCGACCCGGCAAGAGCTTTACGAATGGTCGAAAGAGAAGTGGTCCACGATGGGGGACTACTCGAAGTCGTCCACGGAACTGATGCGGTCGGGAGTCTACTGGCCGACAATGGAGGGCACCGCCGATGCCGCAGGACAGCGAGTCGAAATCATTCGATACGTCACGCCTTATCGACTGGTATGGCTTTGCGGTAGAAAACGAGCCATTCTTAATATCCCTAACCCGTATGGCTTTATCAACTTCTTCAACCTCTGCTACGTCGATTACCCAAATCGTTTCTATGGCTTCGGAGTCACCGATGTTGCCGAGGGAGAACATAGACTCATCCAATCGATTATCAATGCTAGGGTTGATGAGCTTGCTTTGGCCATCCACAAGCCCATCATCAAGCGGAAAGGGGCGACGTTCTCGCAAAGCCAGCTAAGAATCCGGCCCGGAATAAACTGGGAGGTGGAAAATCCAAAGGAAGACATTCAGACATTCGAGTATGGAGCTATTAACCAGAACGCTTATGTCGAGGTGGAGGCAGCGGAGCGGCGGCTCCAGAAGTACACAGGTATTACGGATTTGGCCGTACAGGGTGGGCCGACTCCTGGCGGAAATTCCGCTAACCGAACGGCTACAGGAGTCAACGTGCAAGCCGGGGCTTCCGGCACGCGAATGGAGTATCTAGTCGGCACGGCGGAATCGACCTATCTCGAACCTCTGATTTACGGCCTCCACGCGCTGAACCAGAAGTTCCTCGACCCGCAGCAAGTCCTTGAAATCCTTGGGCCTGATGGCAAGCAGTTGCAACTTGACCCCACGATGATTAAGAATGCGGAATGCAGGTTCAAATTCATGGCCAGCGAGCGCATGGGTTCCAAGAACAACACCCTGCAAGGGTTGCAGTCAGTTGGACAATATCTCTTGAATCCCGGCTACATGGAGGCGCTCGCGCAAATCAACAAGGTCAAGCTGAACGTGAAATTCATCGGCGACAAGATAGGCGATGCAATGGGCTGGCGCGACAGCGATATGTTCATCCCGCTAACGCAGGCTGAAATACAAGCGCAGAACCAGCCAAGCCCGGCAGACCAATTGAAACTCCAGATGCAGCGCGAGCGCATGGCCTCGATTCACGATGACCATCAGGAAGGCAAATCCGCCGACATGCTGAAGGAATTGCTGCTACATAGCGCCGAACATGCCAGCGAAGAGGAAGAGGAGGCACCCGTGCAATGAGTCACAACGCACAAGACCCAAGCCGCTGCAAGTTAGGGTGTAAAATTTGTGAGCAGGAAGGCCGAGCAGGGAAGTCAAAAAGCCATCTGGTAAATATCTATTGGCAACAGAGGAAGGCGCATGAGACCAGAGCCGCTCACAATCAGCCCGGATGAACAGGAGCTTCTAAAGCTGGCGGAGGAATCCAGCGCCTTTACGCAGCAACCCATGTGGCGGAAGCTCGAAATCTTCCTTGACGCCAACGTGCAGGAAGCCTTGGATGACATGCGCGGGAACCTCTCGACCGATGATAGGGTATGCCTGCACAAAGCGCGCATCTGGCAGGAGCGCGAGAAACTAAGAGATTCCCTGATAGCCTTCATCAAGGGGCCAATCAGAGATGCAAAGGAACTGCTTGAGCAAATCGAGCAGGCCAAGAAAGACGGCTACATAAACGCTTAGGAGGCGTCCAATCTATGCCCGACCCAAGCACCTCAGAAATTAAGGAAGTGATTCAGCAAGTCAATGCACCGAAAGACTTCCCTGGCGAGTTCAAGCTAGGGGATGGCACAGTCGTCAAAGCCGCCAATTGGGAAGAGGCTTTCAACAAAGTGGCGGAAATGAAATCCAATACCGCCGCTGCTCTGCGCGACCGGGAAGCTCAGATTGAAACCTTGCGAGCTGCAAGCACTCAACAGACCACACAGCAAACAACGCAACAGGTAACCACGGGTTTCGACCAGAAGACCTATTGGGAATTGATGAATTCGGATGTCATTGCCGCGCAGAACTATCTGGATTCCTACCGCCTCGGCGTGGACAATCCGGCCAATGTGCCCTTGCTTTTCAACGAAATGCGCAACGTTTCGACCTTCAGCGCGGATAACTTCGAGATTCAGAGCTTCATGCAAAAGAACCCTGACTTCCCCGGAACGGACGAAGCCGCAGACTATCTCATCAACCGCCTGGCAGCCAGAAACGCTCCTTTGACCGCCGATGGGCTGGAATATGAATACCTGAAAGGCGTGCGTGATGGCGTCATTGAGCCTTTGGGCGAGGAAGTGAGCCGCCCATTCGCTCCGCCGAACCTGCAAAGCGCCAGTCTGGGCCGGGAAGAAATCAGCGTTTTGGAGCAAATCAGGAACACACCCGACGATAAACTGGACGAAGCCTATCGAAAATTGGGACTTTTGAAATAGGGCTTGACAACGGGTGTAGACTGTTTTCGTGGATGAAGTGCTGTATCCGCAGCGCCTAATCCATAGTACCCGCAACCGAGAGCATCCCTCTCCTAAGCGGATGGCAGAGAACCACGCCATCAGCGCGGTTTGAGCGAAGTCTAAAACTCAAACAGGAGAGGTGTAATCTTGGCCTACGCGCCAGCAGTCTCAACAACCACCTCACCGCTTCTACCGCATCTAAACGTAACGTACTACTCTCGAAAGGCTCTCAGCCAAGTAAAGAAACAGTTCCGTTTTGCGGCAGTCTCCGAACCGGATGAAATCCCGCGCCGTTCAGGCAAGAATGTCCAATGGTACCGTTACCTGACGCTTGGCGCGAACATCACTCCGGCCCCGGAAGGAACGGTGGGTGCCGCAGTCCCGCAGCAGACCGCAACCGTCACCGCGACGGTCTCGGAGTATGCGGATTTCAGTTCCATTTCGACTCTTGCCGACGAAGTAGCCATCGACCCCATCACCACCAACCATGCCACAAACCTCGGCTATCGCGGCGGGTTGACGGTCGATACCATCGTCCGCACGGAGTTTGACAGTAACCTTGCCAGCGTTTCGGTAGCCACAGCAGGAGCTTATGCCACGGTCTTTGACCTTAAGAAGTGCGTGGCTTTCCTGCGCGGCAATGATGTGCTTCCCAAAGAAGACAACGAGTTCCACGGCATCATCCATCCCTACGCGGTCTTCGATATTCAGGCGGACAATACGGCTGGCGGCTTCGTTGACGTAATGAAGTGGGCCAAGCCAAGTGTCTTCCTCGAAGGCCAAGCAGCGGCGGATGGGTCGATGGGAGAAGTTGGCGGCGTGCGGATGTGGACCACGACCAACGTGGGGACTTCCGGCACGGCTCCAAACGTTCTCTACAACATTTACGTGGTAGGCGCGGGAGCGGTAGGGCGCGTTGCCCTGCAAGGTTCCGGGCCAAACTATGTGGTTGACCCTGCGGTAGTCGGCTCACCTGGCGAGGAGTTCAACGTCAAGGTGGTGCGCGGCGGACCTAACCCGGCAGACCCCGAAGGGATGATTGGCTCGTTTGTGAGTTACCGCTTCGTGTTCGTCGCCAAAACGCTGGATTCCACCACGTTCCGCTATCGGATACTTCAGGCCGATGCGAGCTTGGTATAAGGAGGACATGACCAATGCCATCCTTTCTAGCTAGCGCACGAAGCAACAAACTCCCAAGCACCGGGACCGGCAACGTCACTTCCGAGACGCAGATTCTCGGCTCTGACGGCAAGGTACTGGTAGTCCCCATCGAAGGCTCGCTGGTGCTTCAGACTCCGGGCAATGCGCGGCGCTTCCGTTATTCCATCGCCGGGTACATGACCTCTGGAACCAGTTCGACCGTGACGCTCAAGATGTATCTTGGAACGAGCACCACGATTGCCAACAACGGCACGGCTCTTTTCAGCATCACGACCGCATCGCTTGGCAGCACCAACCAGAACTTCTTTTTAGACCTGGTGCTGATGTACGACTCGGTAAGCCAAAGCATCGCTGGCTACTATGTCGGCCAAGCCTGCAACACGCTGATTGACTTGACGGCCATCACGCAGACCTCCCTGACCACATTCTCGGATGTCGCAGAGAACCAGGGCTTCACCTTGACGGCCATCTTCAACTCAACCAACGCCAGTAACAACCTGATTGTTACCACGGCAGAAATCATACCGGAGTAAGGAGACGACATGGCTGAAGTCTTTATTGGTCCGCAATCACAAGCTCTCGTTGCTGCCGGGACCGTCGTTTCTGGCGCTCCTGGCAGTACCACCTCCGCCGTCCTTACCTTGCCCTTGGCCGATAGCTATGCGTTTGTTTTGAACGTCACGGCTATTACCGGAACCTCTCCGACGCTCGACGTGGCGCTGCAAGTCACGCCGGACGGCGGGACGACTTGGTTTGACTGGTTGCGCTGGGCGGAAGTCACTGGCAATACCGCAGTGACGCGCCGCATGATTGTGCAGCCGATTCAAGGACGCGGCGAGGCGGCTACCGAAGCGGCCATCACTGCCGGAACAACCAACAGCGTATTGATTCAGAACGTGCCGATGCCGGGCGCTCTGAGCCAGATTCGCTTCCGCTATACCATCGGCGGAACGTCGCCAAACTACACTTTGGGCATCTATATGTTCGCCCAAGTGAAGCAGAGCGCCATCTAACGATGGGACTGGTCATTGATTCTGCGGGCATCCAGAAGCGCAAGAAGCGCGAAGTCTGGGACCGCACCAAGCAACTGGCGGATGCTGCCGTCAAGCGGGATTGGGAGTCGAACTACGTCACCCACGCGCCTGACGGCAACCGTCCGACCACGACACTCGAAGCGCAATTGGGCAGGCCGCTCAACAGGGTGCAGTTCGAGCAGAGATTGAAACTCTGCAACGCGAACCTATTCACCGAGACTTCGACAGCCTTTCCTGACAAGGCAGGAGTCTATGCCGTGGTGGACCTGCCGGATGAATTGGGAGTGCTGAAGAAACAGAAACGCTTTCTGACAGGGATTATGAGCGGGTTCATGCCGGAGTTCAGCGTGCGCCATGTGGAATATGAGGATGTGCCGAATCCAGCGAATCCCGGCGAGATGACCAAGCGGGAGAAGTTTACAGGAGAGACAAGGGGATGGAGAACGGCTCTGGCAACCCTAATCCGCTCCGGCTTTTTGGACAGCGGAAGCGTGACGAGACACTTCGAAACAAATCGCGGGCAGGAGTCGAGGAACTGGCAGGCACTAACCAGCCCAACAATCAGGCTGTAGAGGAGAAACCAATGGCTGAAGTTACAACCGGAATCACGATGGAACAGTTGCAGCAGCTTCTAGCGGCCCAGGCGGAGATGACCAAGAGCATTGTGGCGGAAGCAGTGAAAGCCGCGAAAGAGCCAACTGAGGATGAAAAAGAGAAGCGCACGGAACTCCAGCGCCGGGCAGCCATCAGCCGCAAGCAGGCTCGTGACCAATTCCAAGCCGAGCAGAACGCCAAAGCCCAGCGCCATGCGAATTGCTCGCACAAGAAGGAAAACGGCAAGTTTGCCACTTCCGGCCAAGTCATTGGCGGACGCTATGCCATTCTGGTTTGCCAGCACTGCCAGGATTGTTGGTACAAGGAATTCGACCGCGAGGTTACGGCGCAGCTTCTTTCCGGGGATTTGACGCTATTCCAGGCCGACCCGCAAGGCTGGTCGAAGGAGATGCCCTGGCCGCAGCCGCAGGTAGCGTAAGGATGAAGGATGCCGCCACTAGGACCGCAAGGGACCTACGCATTCACCGATGTAATGACGGCGGTGCAGGAGCTTGTCCATCAGATTCCTGTCACCACGCTGCAAATCTACGCAGTCGATAAAGTCAATTCGATAATCCATCTTTTCTGGCCGTGGCGCTGGACCATGAACGTCGTGGCTCCCATCACGGCGACGAACGGCACGCAGGACTATGCCGTGGTGCCTTCGGACTTCCACAGGCTCACCGCAGGCAGAATCATCCGCACCGACGTAACGCCCAATCAAATCCAGCCCATCAAGGTCATGGGACATATCGAAGGCGAAGTGCAGCGGCAAGGCAGCATCAATACCGTGCAGGGCGTGAGTTACGAGCCGACTGTCAACAGTTTCCGGCTGGACATCCCGCTACAAGTCACAGGCTCGACGGTCTACACCATCAACCTTGACTACCAGCAGAAACCGACGAAAGTAACGTCTTTGGCGACAACGCTTTGGCCCCCGGATATGTATTTCAATGTGACCGTGGACGGCGTTTTGTGGGCTTTTTATAGACTAGCCGATGACCCACGAGCGGGAGCCGTGACTATCAACCGAGCGGGAGATAAGCAATATTCAGGGCAACTCAGCGTTTTCATGGATAGCCTTGAATCCATGAAGCGCAACGAGGACAGCGGGCAGGCGCTCGACACTCGTTATCCCGAGGAACCGCTAGGCTGGGTAAGAACCGGGAATCCTGGCATCTTCCCAACGATTTGATATGCCAAACGAAGCCGACCTGCTCCTAGAGCGCCACCTAAGAAACACAGCCTTCCCATTCGTCACTTCTCCCGCTCCGACAGATACAACACCTAAGTATGTCGCGGGAAGCAACTTAATGACATCTTTCAAGAATTACACCGAGCGCCGTCCAGGCTTCGATGTGGGGCTTGAGCCAACGCCAACGACCTTCACCGACCCGATTGTGCGGACATTCACTTGGCGGCGCTGGGGCGGAACGTTCTACATCATGCTTTGCACCACGGCTTTAGGCTCGGTAGCGAAGGTCTGGAAGCTGGCGCTTGGCACGGATACTTCGTTCGTCCTGATTTGGACTTCACTCTCGGCGGAGCCTTTTGATTTCGTGGTATCGAACAACTTCTGCTTCTTCGGCAATGGCAAGGACATGAAGAAGTTCGACGGCACGACCGTCACGAAATGGGGTATTTTCGCTCCGAACGTCGTTGCCACTGCCGCAACGCCTCCCGGCACGGCGGCGGATTCAGGGGCAAGCTGGGCGAATCCCAACAACATCAAATTGAATGACGGAGTTTTTGCCACCGCTACGGTTGGCAGCACTCCATCCAGTTTACTCGAAGGAACAAACTTCGGCTTCAGCATCCCCGCCACCGCCACGATTATTGGAATCCAGGTGGACATCAAGGGATTCGAGACGCACAGCGGACTCATCAGCGTCAACCCGGATTGTTCCATCCAGCTTTTCAAGGCTGGCGTCTTGGTGGGAAACGTCGAGTTTTTTACCGCGCCTACAGCAAATGCCTTTTTCGGATTTGGAAGCTCCAGCGATTTGTGGGGTTCCACTTGGACGCCCGCCGACATCAACAACGCAAATTTCGGGGCGGCTTTTCAGGCGCGTGGTTTAGCCGCTCACAACTACAGTTGGTCCATCGACTACATGCAAATCACGATTTTCTATAGCGACACAGGCACAGGCGCACCCACAACGACCGTCAGCGGAACAGGCATCACGGCGGCTACGGGCTGGCAGTATGTCTACTGCTACATGAACTCGATAACGGGGCATGTTAGTTCGCCAAGTCCGCCAAGCGTCTCTACTGGACCAGTTGCCAACAAGACCGTTAACGTCACGGTCATCGCTTCAACCGACCCGCAAGTGGATAAGATTCGGATATTCAGGACGACGGATGGCGGCGGAGGCGTGTTCTTCGAGATAGCCGGAGGGCCGTTCGCCAACGCTTCCACCAGCTATCCCGACACAACCACAGACGCCAACCTCTCCGTCATCACGGCTCCAACCTTCGGCTTCAATGACCCGCCGCCAAACATGAAAGGCATGGTCTGGTTCGCCAACCGGATTTGGGGCTTCAACAACGCTTCGCTTTACTTCACCGATTGGGAAGAGATGAACATTGGCGTTCCCGAAGAGGGCAGTGTCTCCGGTTCGGCTGGAAACTTCTTCAATTTCTCGAATGAAATAACGGGGCTATCCGTAGCGCAGGATGGCGTCATTGTTTTCTGCGCGGGGCACATCTACAAGATAGACGGAGATTCGCTCGATACGTTTCGCAGGACGGTCGTTGCCGATGGCCTCGGATGCCGCCAGCGGGCCACGATTACACGGCTGGGGGGATTGACGGCTTTTCTTGCCAATACCAATTCCATCTGGACGACGGACAGCACATCACTGACGGAAATTAGCCAGATGATTCAGCCGACACTCGACAACATCGACCACACACAGGCGAGCATGGCTTTCCATATTCAAGGACAATACCGCTGGCTCTTGCTTGCCGACCAAGGGCATTCGCAGACACTCACTTTCGACGTGAACAGCCAGCAATGGATGCCGCCGTGGACGATTGTAGGGCAAGGGCTGTCGAGCGGAGAGACTTCGGTTGGCACTTGGACACTCCTCATCGGCCAGCAAACCAGCAACAAAATGCTCCAGATGATTCCCGGCCAGTACACCGATAACGGAAGCACTTACTCTGGCAGCGGAACCATGAACCTGATTCCGCTTGTGAATGAGCACCTATCGAGCGGCAGCCCCATTATCGACCTGTTCTATCCGCAAGCTCCGGGGCATGTTAGCTACCTTGAATACGTCGGGATGGACACGGCGGCGGTGCTGCCTACCAGCGTGAAGTTTCTGGCTGATGACGACCCGGCAACGGGAAGCTACACGGACATCACGGCCAACGTTAAGGATGCGCCCTTAAAAGCGCAGGGAACAAATGTGGTGGACAAGTGGTACTATGCGCGTAAGCCCACCATGAAACGGGTGAGTATACAGATGAATTGGGCGGCGGCGGCAACGAATTTCAAATTGTTTACGCTCTCGCTGGCCTATCGGGTGTATCGCTGATGGCTGACTTCAAGCAAACTCCGGTGCAGATTGTAATTCAGCAGCCGCTAGTGGCGAAGCAGCCCTTCCAGCAGCAGGCATTCGGCCCGTGGACAACAGGAGACCCAAAGATTCAGCGCACTATCGTCAGAACCAATGCGACCGGAGGAGTGACACAAAAGAAATTCGCAGCCACCGCTCCCGCCCCGCCCACCATTACCGAGACACGCACGGCCCTTGCCGGAGGAGCAGGCTTCGAGTTCGCCATCAATGCCGTCACGGGCAAGACGATTGCGGGCTATAACGTCTATAGCTCGACTATCAACAATGCCGCAGTAGCGAAGCTGATACGGTTCGTCAGCCAGCCGCCCATCACTGTCCCTCTGCAATCCATCAAGGTACAGGACATCACTTCGGCCAGTCCATTCTATTGGGTATCGACAGTCAATGGAGTTGGGCAGGAAAGCGCCAGAGTTCCGATTGCGGGGAATCCCGCGCCTATTCCGCCGCCTACGGCTCCAAATCCATCAGGAGGTTCGAGTGGCAGTGGTTCCGGTGGCGGAGCGGTTGGCGGGGGCGGAAGAATCAGGACACCGAAATGATGGAAGCGCGGCTGGCAAAACCAGAAGAGGCGAAGATAGCCGTCGAGTGGCTGCGTTCGACGCCGGAGAATATGTTCGACCCGCAAGTATTGGGCTATCCGGGGACGATGACTTTCTGCGTGGCGAATGGAGAGCCTCTGCTTTTTATGCCTGTGCAAGCCTGTCTTTTCTTGGATGCGCTCGGCAAGAAACCAGACATCCGTAAACGAGATATGGCCTTTGCGCTCGTCAAGATGATTGAAGCGGTGAAGAACTTTGCGATTGGAACGCAGGTCAAAGAGGTTTTCTTCTTTTGCAAAGAAAAAACTGTTATGGCACAAGCCGTAAATTTTGGATTTGAAATTATTTGCGAAGACCCCGTAAGGGGGGTGACTCTTTTCAGGATGAAGCCATGAAGAAAGAACTAATTCAATGTCTTCGTGGGCACGCCTACACGCCAGAAAATACCTACACTGACCCAGGCGGAGGGAAGAGATGCAAGGAATGCAGAAACACCGTACATTACCAAAAGTTAAAAGCTAGCGGCATTCGCGTGGCGAGTAGTAGAAGATTCTATGAAAGGCATAGAGATAAAATTCTAAAAAAGGGAAATAGGGATTATGCTCTGAACAGAGAGGCGGGAATCGTGCGCTCCAGAAGGTCTTTTCTAAAGAGAGCCTATGGTATCACATTAGAAGAGTACCAAGCAATGTTGGTAGCTCAAGACAATAAATGCGCACTGTGCGGCGATGAGTTTGACGGAGATAGCCTAAAGGCTTGCCTGGACCACTGCCACACAACTGGTAAAAATAGAGGATTGCTCTGTTCTAGATGTAATTGGGGGATTGGTCTTTTCAAGGATTCTACTGAACGATTGCGAAAAGCTATCTCCTACTTGGAGAAACACTCATGAGAGACGGATTCCTCGGCTGCACGGTCCACGTCCACCACAAGGGCGAGGCTGCCCAGCAGCAGAAAATCAACAATCAGATTGCGCAACAGCAGTTCGCCCAGCAGCAGCAATTCCTCCAGCAATACAACAACTACGTTCAGCAACTCATTCAAGGTGGCGGCTACCTTCCGGGAGTCAAAGGGGCGCTGACTTCACAAGCAATACAAAGCGTGCCCGCTAATTACAACCAGATAGCGCAGCAGTTGCAGACCAATGCGGCTTCGCGGGGAATCTCAGGCGGAGGTAGTCAGCCGGGAAGCGGTTTGGCAACTTCTGGATTAGGACAACTCTACTCCGCAGAGGAACAGCAAAAGTCCAATCTACTCAACCAGATTACCGCTGGCGGGCAAAACAACATCAATGCGGCGGAGGGCGGAGTCCTGAACGCCGGGCTAGGCACAGGGAACACGGGCGCGAATGTAATCGGCAGCGCAACCAGCGCAGCGAATCAGGCCAATCAGCAATCCGGTTTGCTTGGGACCATCATTGGCGGCGGGCTTGGCGTTCTTGGTTCGGCTCTAGGTAAAGGCGGGGCATTGGCTGGAGGTGGCGGATGAGCACGACCCCATTACCGCTCCCAACTGACCAGCAACAGCAGCAAACAGTCCCGCTTGTTCCGCCGCCGCAAGCACCGCCTAGTGCGATTCAAGGAAGCATCAATGCCGGACAGACCACTCCTCCAGAGACTCCGCAGCTTCCGCCTCGCCCTGTAGGGACAAGCGGCGCGGGCCAGCCTGTCAGCAAACAGGAATTCTTCCGCGACATGCTTGGGAAGTTCTTCTATGCCGTGGGGACTGGACTGGCCAATCGAGGAAGCGGGCCGGATGCCGACGCTCGCGGTGCTGGGGCTGCTCTCACGGCTTTGCCCAACCGCGACATCATGCAGCAACAGCTTGAGATTTCACGCCAGAATGCGCAAGGCATGGCGGCTTACCATCAAGCCCAAGCCACTGCCCTACAGAACCGCTATAAACCAGCCACATTTATTGACGACCAGGGAAACCCCCAACAGTTGAGCGCCGATGAATTCGCCAAATTGATGGCTGCTAGAACAGCGAATCAGGGCAAAGTGGACGTTCAGAATCTCAAGAACACTGGGAATGTGGCGACACAGGAAACCAAGAACGAAGGCGCGGCCAATGTTGCGAAGATAAATACAGGTTCCAAAGAAAAAATTGCCGCAGCCAACCTCTCCGAGAAGGTCGCTGAGTTCCAGAAGACGGACGACTACAAACGCTGGAAGACACAACAAGACAATGAAACCAAGAAGCAAGTAGCCGACTTGATGCAAAGCAAGGCTCCGGCTGCCCTGCTCCAAACAGCGGTCTTCGCCAAAGGCGGGCTTGACAGGCTTGACGATGCCGACGCAGCCATGAAGCGGCTGGAAGCCAAAGGTGTTTTTGCCTCGAATGTGGCGCAGAACAAAGTCGAAGACTGGATATTCGGCAAGGGTTTGGTGGACCCATCGCTAGACGCCGAAACCCGGCAAGACATCGGCAAGATGCGAGCGGCTCTCGGCTATACATCAAGCGCAGCCATGCGAGCGCATACCGGGAGAACCTCGCAGGAGATTTACGAAGACTTCAAGAAACGGCTAGGCGCTGGACAGGATTGGAGCGCCTTGCGCGGGGCAATGGATGAAACGCGCAGCATGTTAGGCGACTATGCGACTTCCGCATCGAATGCCAACATCAAGGCGATTCGCGGTGGGACGAACGTGAAGGCGCCAGCAGCCGGGGAATACGACTTTGTGAACGGCCAGCTTGTGCCGAGAAAGCCAAAATAATGCCTGATACTCAAGACATCACGGTAAACACGCCAGAGGGAGACAAACTGCATTTCCCGCTCGGCACGGACCAGCAAACCATCGTTTCGGCTATGGGCAAGCTCAAGATGCAGAAAGCCAGCGCGTCTCCGCAACAAACCCCATCGGTCACTCAGCCTCCGCCCATGCAAGGGCCATCCGGTCCCACATCCATTGGTCCTCAGCCGTCCACATTGAGCCGCACGTTAGCAGCATCCGGGGTGACAAACCTGAACGCCTCCGACTTGCTCAATCCCGTCAGCATGATGTCGAAAATCCATCCGATAGACGCCATCAACGCCGCGACAAAGCCGCTCGAATCCATTGGTGCCAAAGTCCCAGGAACAGGAACGACCGTGGGGCAGGCAGTTTCCAACGCCAAAGACTTCACGAACATTGCTGGAAACACGGCAGCCGCACTGGCGACTCCTGAAACATTGGGGCCGCTGGCGAGTCAGATTCCTTTCCTGAAATGGCTCACGGCCAGCAAGACGGCGGGGGCGCGAGCTCTACAGGAAGCGTCCATGAAGGCAGGCAACGCCCCTATCGAACTGAGCGCAAAGACCAATGAGATTGTGGATAAAATCGTGCAGCAAGGGAAACTTGGCGGAACCATCCCGAAGGTAGTGACGGACTTATTGGACAGGGTTGGACCGTCCACGCGCATAGCCGCTGAAGCGAAACCAGGCCCACTCACTTATGACGAAGCCCGCATTCTGCAATCGAATACCAGTTCCCTGTCGGCGGCGGAACAGATGAGTTTGAAAGGGCAGCTTAAATCGCTCATCCCGCAACTAGCCAGGTCGCTTGCCGAAGACGTGCAGGCGGGAGCAACTCAGGCAGGCATTGGGCAAGAGCACGCTTTTGGGATGCAGCAATATGCGCAAGCGTCGGCAAGGAATAGAGCCTTATTGAAGGCTGGCAAGGCAGTGGCGGGTGCTGCTGGCGCGGGCGCGGCATACGAACTCACAAAAAAGGTGGTTGGCAAATGAGCGGAACAGTTCTAAACCGTTTTCACCGTAAGTATTGGAAAGAGGTGCAATGATGTCGGGCGTCGGCACAGTCTTCAGGGCACCACTAATCCCCAGCTTGAATCTCGGCAACGCCTCGACCGAGACCACTTTCCTGAACTCGCGCGGGACTGCGGCTGTCTTGCCGCTCCAAACCGATAATCAGTTCACGAATAGGCGCTTTGTTCTGAATGCCGCTGGCCGGGTAGCGACCACCACGAATCTCACTTTCCAAATCAACATTTACCTCGGCACTACAGGCACTACGGCGGATACCCTGATTTTCACAACCAATGGCCTGACCGTGAACGCCAAGAAGTCCAACTGGCACCTCGACCTGAATATGTTCTGGGACAGCGATGCGCAAATCATCAACGGCTCTGGCTTCGGGCAAATTGACAACCAGCAAATTGGTGCAGGGGGGTTGACGAATGTATTGAAACTCGACCCCAACTTGCATGGCAGTTCCAACAGTTTTCAAGGAGTCTTCTACAAGTTTAGCGTTACGGGCCTGTTCAGCGGCTCCTCGACAGGCAACGGCGCCTTTCTGGACATTCTGGAGGTCACTCTAAATTGAAGAAACTACTGACATTATTCGCTTTCCTATTATGCTTTGCCAGCAATGCAAAAGGGCAGACCAATATTCAGAGCGGCCCAACGAATCCCACGTTTTGCACGCCCGGAGCATTTTTCTACAATACGGCGACCGCTACTTATCAGCAATGTGGACCAGCAAATTCATGGGGTACAGGAACGGTCGCCGTAACGCAGGCGAATTCCGGGCTTGCCGGACTTCAATCTATCTATCCCAATGCACCACCTTACAATATCTCATATGACGGGCTGGCTTGTTGGGGAACGAACGGCGTTACGTTTGGCAATGCCAGTCAGACAATTACGGCGGCAGGGACTTGTGCGTTCTCACCGTCCATGAATGGGAAAAAAGCATTTGCTAATTCCGGTTTCCCGCCCGCCAACTCCACGTCTGGCACGAATCTGTTTCCTATCGGTACTTTCACCTACGTCAACGCTACAACGGGCACGATGTCTTCAACCTCTGCTGGAGCTTGCGCCGGGGGCTGTAACTTCGTTGTTTTTACCGATGACCGTTCGAAATGGTGCTGCGGAGCGGGCACCGTGGATAATGCGATTCAGACGGCGAAGGGTTGTGTTGCTGTTTTCTCGCCCGCTGGAATGTCTCCTTTGCCTTTCGGTTTCGGCCTTGTTTCATCGCCAATTTGCGGCCAAGTTTCTGGACAAAATCAATTAACCGAAATAGACAATGGGAATGCGTTCATCGGATTAGGTTCAGGGTCAACTTTATTCGTCTTGCCGCCCGATACTGATTTTACGAAATGCACGGGGGCAGGCAGTGCTACCGGGGTGTCCAATGGTTGCCTGTTCACTGGATTTTCCTCTTTGATGCGTTTCGGGGTTACAGGTGCAGGCTTTGGCGTCACCGGAACACACGCCGTCGCTATAGTCGCGCCTTCCGCTCAGGCTAATTTCATCGAACAACTCGCGTTGACCGCTTTCGCTTCTGGGCCATCAGAAACTACGACTGGCATTGAGATTCCATTCTCCAATGAAAATACCGCCATCTATGCCGATGGGTTCGGAGCATTTTCTTGCGTACTCAGCGGCGTAAATGTCATTCTGACCGATAGTTTTTGCGGGGACAGTGGCAGGCAATCTCTAATTATTGCAGGATCGGGCACTGTTGCCAGGATTGCAAATACCTACATTGGCGGGTCGGTTGGAACCATCGGCCTGGATGTCGGTTTCGCTGCCGGAGTTCCGGAAATTTTGTATTGCTCACAGTGTCAGTCTTATGGTGGCCTCGGCTCAGGTGGAGCGCATATTTTTGTTGCCAGTGGGTCATCTTTGTATCTCGACCAATGGTATAACGCGAGCGGCTCCGCCTACGGCGTCGTGCAAACAGCTACTTCGAAAGTCTACGTTCACAATTCAAACGCAAATGGTTCTACGCATTGCTTCGGGACACAAGGCGTCACCCTTACCACTGGAGCATTTTTCAATCAGGGCGGGAACACCTGCTCCGGCGCTGTCATTGAGACAACGTTGCAGCCGACGATTACAGGCACCGGGTTCGGGACGGGAACCATCGCGTTAACCGGAGCGTTCATCACGAATGAGCAGGTTAATTTTACCATCACGCCCGCCGGGTCACCCGCCACGACCGGTACTATCGTTGATACGTTCAACATGACGCCCAGTGTGAACGGCAATCCCCCTGCTTGCATTTTGCAACTCGGCAACGGCACTGAAAACTGGACCGCGCCGGTAACGATTCTCAACACCGCCAAAAGTACAACGGCGTACACATGGGCATGGACGGCTGGTGCGGCACCCGGAACTACGGGAACCCTCACAGGAGTAATCACATGCACGCCAAATTGATGAAACGCATCGGTATCCCTTTCCTACTCAGCGCACCACTCTTGGCGCAAATTCCAAAAGGCATACAAACGCCACCCGGGTCCCAACGCCCTGGAAGTGGGCAACTCTACGTAAACACCAGCGGGCGGCAATATATCCCCAAGAACGGCAAACTAGTGGTTCCTTTATTCGATATGCACCATCCGTCCGGATATGTGAGCCAACTTACGTGTTTTGCCAAAGAATTAAGTAAGGAACAACACCAATTTTCTATCCGAATAGTCTTGCAAGAAATTACGGTTGAAGGCCCCCCCTCTATTTTGGTTGAGTGGCATTGCTCTGGTCTTATGAATAAAACGGATTATGAAAAGTGCATGGAGAAGGCTGTCACTGCGACACAAATGCAGAGTTGCGGAGCGCCGTAATGAGACTCCTAGCCGCTCTCGCGCTTCTCTTCGCCGCTCCGCTTGCGGTGCAAGCCCGTCCGTGGAAGAGGATTGCGCTTCATGCCGCTGTAGGAGCCTCAGCTTATGTGCATTGGGAAGGCGGGCACATCTGCCGCCGCAACAATGGCGTCGAGCCGTGCACGGCGCACTACGGCGAGTTTCGCGGCACAGAAATAGCGCAGAGCATCTTCACGGGCAGCATGATTGCTTTGAGCGAGAAGGGGCACCGCAGCGGATTCAGGGATTGGTTTGTGCCGGAAGCAGGGGTGGCGACATTTAACGTTTGGTGGGGCATTCACGAAGCGAGGATTCATGTTGCGAAGACTGACACTACTTCTTTTGTTGTGCGCGTTCGGCGCTAAAGCACAGACCGTGACCAATGGCAGCTTCGAGTCTCCAGCGCCAGTCTCGAACTACAATTATAGCTGCCCAACTGGCTGGACCTGTGCAGGCCAGTATTGGGGCATCGAGACGCCCACGGTAGCGCAGCTTCCGGTTGTCCCTGACGGCAAGTCTGTTCTCTGGGCGCAAGGCGCGACAATCACGCAAGACCTCGGCCCATCCGACCCGACGCAGACCTACACGCTGACGTACTATGTCGGCTCGCAGACAGGCTTTCCCATCCCAAAGACTTGGGGCGCGTCCCTCAGCATCCCTTGCACGCAGACAGGGGCTATTCCGCTGGTAGCCGCCGCGCTGACGCAGCAAACCATGACCTGCACGGGAGCGGGAGAGCTTATCCTGACGCTCGTGGCTGGACCGACGCAAGTGATGTTCGACAACGTGGTTTTGACTGCCACGCCTATCACTCCGCCGAAATTCGACACGTTGACCTTTGGCGTGCAGCTTGTGAACTGCACGAAATGCGACGGCTCGGACGCCACTCCGCTCGTTTCCGGCAGCATCTTTGCCGGAGCTACGCTCAAGCTGACGCAGGACAGCCAGAACGTCTGCAATGCCACGTTCAACTCCTCCGCTCAAGCCACTTGCACCGGGCCAGTGAATGTCACGCCAGCAATGGTCAATCTTGTGCCTGTCGTGCTCAACCCCGCAGGCAACCAGCTAAACACCGGGCAGACCATCAGCCTTCCATCGCTTTTGGCTGGCGGGGCTGTGACGGGCAACATAAAACTTATTTTAGGGTTTGACAGCGTGACCATGCTGCCGCGTTCGTTTCAGATTTTTACCCAATGAGCCGCTGCATCGCCTACCGGGAGGAGCAAGTGAATGGCTCGATGGTTTATGTGCCGTGCGGGAGACGGTTCAGTGCGTACCGGAAAAAGAATAAATCGCGTTTCTGCCGCCAGCACGAGCAGGCGTATCGTGAGATAATTTTAGGCATCTTGCAACAGGAGGCCCGGCGTGACCAGCCTGGGAACCATCACCGTGCACCAGCTTTTTGACTGGTTCAGCGGCATCGTGCTGGTTTCTTCGCTGCTTGGAACGTTCCTTCCGCCGTGGGAATGGTTTGCGCCGTGGCCGCGCTTCCAGGCCGTCTACAAAATCCTCGTAATGACCATAACGAAATGGGGAGCTATCAACCTGAAAAGCGTGGTATATCCGTCCATGACGGTTCCGGCGCAAGCGCAGGCCAAGATGGATGCCAATGTCTCGCCGGGAGTGCCCGTGGAGGAGGTTCCCAAGCCTTGAGCGACCAAGTACAAATCGCGCTGATAACTGGCTTGACGGTGGGCCTGCCTTCCATTGTAAGCAGCTTTATTTGGGGCTGGACGAATCGCAAAAAGATTAACACCATCGAGCAGAACACCAACAACAAGCTCGACCAGATACTCCTTGAAAGGAACTTGGCCACAACGCGAGCGGATTCCGCCGAAGGGCAAATTGCTGGCGTTAAGGCAGAGCAGGAACGAACTAAGTGAACTGGCCAGCCATCGAGCTGATGGTTGGGAGCATCATCATCGGCGCGTGCGTCAACTGGATTGTGATGGTCGCGTTTTTTCGCTGGAAGAAGCGCGAGGAGGTTCCCGATGAGCTTCAAAAGGAAGTGGAATCTTTGCGGAAGCACGTAACGCTCTTGCGCGTCGATATGGCAAGAATCAAAGGGCAGTTAAACTTCAAAACGTGGAAGCAAGGGAGCTAATATGAGCACGTCAGGAAAACCGGGACTTACGTTCAAGGTGACAGTCACGAGCAACAATGGAAGCTCTTGCGCCATGTCGGGCGACGGCATTAGCCTTGGCCTCGGCGGGGACAAGAAAGTAGTCGAATACTTCAAGATGGGGAAGAAACTTGTCGTCAGTTTTACTGATGCTCCTGAGCATGGCCCTGATGGTGGCGATAAGGCTGCGACCGCCAGTTAGCATCGAGCGGTATCTTTGGAGCGTGCTGCTACAAGTACCGGGACTCTATGTGGCGCATCTCTGGTGGGGCGAAGAGTCTTGGCGGTACGCTGCCTGCTATTTGCTGTTCACGGGTATAATTTTGTGGTGCATCGCTCGCGTCACTTGGAACTGCTTGCGGGACAGGCGCTACCGTTTACGGCCTATCGCCGCTGCGTTCTTTCTGGCCGCTGCAATGGCAAAACTGACCCGGATGGACATGCACAGCCAATGGGCATGGATTTCACTTGCTGAGGGCTTCCTATTGCTCTGGGCAGGCATTCTGACGGCGTTTGCAGGAGCCTATAGACCGCGCCGGGACTTGTATGTGCCTTTGGGAATGTTTTGGGTTCTGCAAGGGGGCTTGGCGCTTGGATGGGCGATTCATGGACAGCTTTGGGAGCGATGGAACTGGACATTACCTCCGGCGCTGGGCTGTGCGGCTTTCAGCGTCCTGGCTTGGCGGCTGCGTTATGCTTAAATGCGGCGGCTGCGGCAAGGACATCCCCGAACGGGAAGCGGAGTACTACGAACTGACCGGGAAGGAACCTATCTTGAAGCCTTGCAAGGAATGCTTGGAGAAAGCCAAAAAGCAAATGGACGCCTATCCGAAAGCGTCGCAGTACCGAAAGAAATGATGGCCTGGATTGAATTTCTCGTTTACCCTGTGGGCGCGATGCTGCTCGGCTGGATATTTCTGTGGGTAGGCACCAAGATTGTGAAGCACGCTTGGCGAGGCTGACCATTTTTGCACAGACAAGTTCCCAGCCCGGAGAGAGAATGAAACTATGATTATCTATCTTAGTTTGCTGGTCGCATTGGTCGGTGTGCTCATGTATGCCCTCAGCGCCAATCCCAAACTTCAAGAAATTGGTCGCATCAGCTATTTCGCTGGACTCCTGTGTTTTTTGCTTGAAGTCGCTGGCGGACATGCGCTATCAATCATTCGATGAGCGAGGGCCATGAAGAACGGTTGATTCGCCTAGTGGAGCGTATTGCCTGTTCCGTCGAGCGCATTGAGAAGATTTTTGAAACAGAAACTCAGGAACCAGCAACAAGCGGTACCATCTTCCAAATCGAAGGAGAATCAATTATGGCAGCGATTACAGGCACGAAAGTAGGCGGGTCGAGCGTCTTCCTTGTCACCTGGAACGGCGGAATGACTCCCGGCGCACCCGTGGTCTGGACCTCTTCGGACCCCGGCATCACGTTCGCTCCGGTGCCGACTGACCCAACCGGCAACAGCGTCACAGCTACGGACGTGGTAGCCGACACGCTCACGAGCTATACCTTGACCGTGACGGGAACAGCCTCGGATGGCACGAAGGTCACAGCTACGGCGACAGTGCCTTTGCTGACGGCGCCGGCTACAGGCGGGACGATTTCGCAGTTGAGTTAATCTGGATTCGCAGCGTCGGCTACGTTCTCGAAGTTGGGTAGTGGGCTACTTTGACGTATAGGGGTGTGTCTGATAGGGCAAGTTTGGCAAACAAAAAGCTGTTGGAGGCACTGGCTAGGCTATATCACTTGATCTTGACGAAGAAGTGAAAAACCTTGCCATTTTTCGGGTAGATGATTTTGCCATTCTTCAAACGGACAGATTTGCAAAACACTTCCCGATAACCGGCAGGTACAGTCTTCATATGGCCTCCCTTCTTGGGCATCAACCTATGCGCGGTCTGCCCATCGGAAGGGAGGTCCGAAGACTTCCCCTCAGAGGGGCAGCCGGATGAGATGAGCTAAGAAGAGAAGCCAGAACATGTATAGATAAAAGGGGGAGGGTTATGCCAGCGAAAATTAGTGCTGTGAAACTCGTAAAGAAAAACAAAAAAGTGAACATCTCAAAATTGAACTCTGGG